AGTATGACTATCATTCTGGACCAGAAGACCATACTGAAAGAAATTATATTGAATATACAACTTTAAGTTCTAGTTTTATTGGACCTTTCACACTCAAAGAAACAATGATAGATAATCTTTCAAACATTTTGAGGGATGAAATTTATAAAGAGTTTACAAGAGAGTTTCTAAGAAGTATCACAAAAACCGATAAATAATATATGACCAACAAGGAATAAGAGATATGATGTAGGTTTTCAAACCACCCTAACTGTTTAATATATGATGAATCTATTAAATGAACAAAACAATTAGGAGAATATAAAATGAAAGACTTTAATAAAATTTGGAAGACTCTAGCTGCAACCAAACAGCTTACCCCACATAACTTTGTTGAGAGAGCTTTGTTAATTGCAACAAAATCTAAGAACAACGCTTCACCAAAAGAAGATATCGTTGTTGCTCTGCTCCAGAAATACTTTTCCCCAGTAACAAATGCAAACAAGCTGCAGAACGGATACAAGAAGTATCACTATGTTCAGTCATTCTCTCAGTTCGCTAACAGCTATCTGAAACACTCAACACTAGGCAAACTTACACACTCTTTCGAGAGTAGTAAGGGTATGTTCTGGTGCTCTATTCTGGGAGCTAATCCATCTGAGATCTTTGATAGTGAAGAAGAGTTTGAAATCTATCGAACACTTGCCTTGTCGATCAAGGACTATAAGCTCGGCCGCAAATATGTCTATTACTTTACTCGACAAGATATTCCATCTGTTCATCAGGCTGTTCAGGCAGGACATGCTCTATTTGGTCTGGCAAAACTAGACAAATCTAAGATTGATCCATCAGAAGTTTATTGTCAGTGGATTGGTGTTGAGGATGAAAAGAAGCTATATGACGTGATCACGACACATAAAAAGCACCAATATTTTGCTTTTTACGAACCAGATCTAGGAAATACGTTGACATCAGTAGCGTTTTCACCTATATTGTGGAATAAGAGACAGGAATTCACTGATTACAGTCTTTTGTCTATGGAACACTAAAAAGCGAGGTAAGTGGAATGATTTTTGATAAAATGTACATCCAGACACAGGGTCGTGTTAACATTGATACAACAAACCCTCCACTTGCCTTTATGACACCTTACGAAGATAACGCCGCCTTTGAAAAGCGGCGTAAAACTGTTGACAATTGGGGTAAATCTCCTGATGGTGCATCAAGTGTAGGACCTTTTATTATCGACAATAAACTAATCAAAGGTTTCCATTTTGGTAGTGCTATTGTTCGATGGAATACAGGTAATAAATGGGTGCGGATCAAGGATCCTCGGGGGTTCGAGTTGGAGATTCCAATCGAAAATCTCGTAAATCTTCTGGCTACAACTACTACTATTTCTGGTGAAATTCAAGACGAATGTGTGTGGTTTCGAGAAGGCTCGCAGAACTATCTTGTTAAGTACGATCCTAAGCAAATAGAAGCTCAAAATGAGTTTAAGTTTGGACCAGGTGTTGTGTTCAAAGTTGGCAAGAACATTCTAAAGTATGTTGGGGTCAGGTATATGACCTTGATTGAAGCAACCAATAAACAAATTATTCTCGAACATACAAATGATCCATTTACTGATAATCGGTATGAAAAAGCCTTCGCAAAGAGGATGTACTATGTAAGGGTGACAACAAGTAAGGTTCATGTTTGTTTGGATGTGTATGGTAAAGCTGTTTACTATAAACAGATTCCTAAGAAAGTTTCACCTACAACAGAAACAATAGAACATACAATTGAGAATAATACATGGACTTGTAAAGTTGACTCGTCCATGGCAGACTATTCTTCAACAAAGATGGCTGCTCTATTTCAAGACGAAGATATTCCGTTAGATATCTCTGTTGACAAAATGAAAGAGATTGTTAAAAGTTATCATACTGTCAACAAATACACATCTAAAGAATCGTTCTTTGTATGGAATAGTGATGTTGTATTTGATCCAATCACACATCCAATTGCTCCTATCATGAATACAGAAAAACAACTTCGTCGAAATGAAATTTATCGAGAATATATCATGAAATGTTACCCTAACGCTTTGCGGTAAAAGCAGCGATCTCTAAAATCGCCGGAAAGGGGTTCAACTCCCCAACATTTCACCAAGGATTTAAAATGTATAAAGTGATTATTACACGACATAAACCAACTAACAATTATGTTGCTCAGGGCATTGAGCATGATGTTTGTTGCCAAGCTAAAGATCTTGAAGAGCTGAAAGCTGACTTTGATCTGGCATTCTATTTCAATGGAGGAGCAGCTATTCCAGCCCCTCCCGAGTACATCATCCAATATATTAAGGATAAACACCCAGACTTTCAGATCTGGGATTATAATCCTTCAGATTTTAACGAGGAACCACATTTTGAAGAGCATGATGATTGATATTGAAACAACTGGTAGATTGCCTGGTTGTAAGATTATGAGTTTAGGAGCTGTACTATTCAGCAAAGAAGGCTTTCACGAAGAGTTTTATCAGAGAGCTTCATATGACTCTCAATTGAATTTTGTTGATGATGAGAGTACAATGGAATGGTGGCAATCACAGCCAGATGAAGTATTCATGGAAGCATTTGGTGGGGAGATGTCTCTACTTGATATGTTGACAGAGTTCAATGGGTTTATTGACCGTCATAAACCAGTGACAATCTGGTGCAAAGGTGCATCTTTCGACTTTCCTATTGTTAATAGTGCACTTAACTTTCATCAATTAAAGGAGTTGCCTTATCAGAAACTTCGGTGTATGAGGGGACTTAATAACCTTCTAGATGTACCTCTACTTAAATTTAAGGGTACAGCTCATAATGCTTTGGATGATGCAAAGAACCAGGCTATTAATGTAGGTCGTGCAATATCAGCAGTAAAAGGATGGGGTAGGCTATGAAAATTTACGCTATTGGTGATATTCATGGTTGTCTTGAAGAGCTTAAGCAAATCCTCGAGCTTATCGACAATCAGATTGAGCCAGAAGATGAAATTGTATTCCTCGGCGACTATGTTGATCGTGGCCCTGATTCAAAGGGTGTTATTGATCTCCTGATTGATCGCCGAGATAATGATCTACATAAACACGCATTTCTTCGTGGTAACCACGAAGAAATGCTGATTGATTACATCAATTCAAATGGAACGGATGGGTATTCATGGTTTCAAAATGGTGGTTTCGCTACGATTATATCGTATGGATGGGGTGATGGGATTCCAGATACTCACATATATTTTCTAGAAGATACAAAACTACTTTATCGAAATGGAAAATATGTATTTGTCCATGCTGGGATTGATAGAAGACTCCCTATAGAAGAAAATACGCCACAAAAACTATTGTGGACTCGAAACAATGTGGACTACAAAGGTTCGTATCCAGAAGATGTGTTTGTAGTGTTTGGACATACACCAAAAGAACTTGTCAATCTTGGTCCAAATCAAGTAGGGATTGACACAGGTTGTGTATTTGGTAATAAGTTAACATGTGCTATTATCGATATAGAAACGAATCAAATAGATTATCTATTTGTTGAATCAACTAAACAAAGAATGGAGAATGATGATGGAAAATAAAGTTACAGAGATGGCGTATGCTATTTCAAAAGGTGAAGGCACATTGATAGACTATGGAACTCTGAGTCTTTCAGATGCTGATTCGACTGTATTTGATACATTTGATCAGCAACTAAATGATGGAGCAACATTCATTCTGGGACGTAAACAGGAATATCCTGAAACAGGCGAGTGATATGACTACTACAATCTTTCTGGATCTTGATGGGGTAATGTTCGATTTTGAGCGTCACTACGAAGAGTTATTTGGTCATTATTGTCACTCTGTAAGTGATGACCAAATGTGGACTAATATTCATAAACATCCAACATTCTTCCTTGATCTTCCAATCTTTCCAGGAGCTACTGAGTTGTTTCGTGAGTTGAACTCTTATAGAGTTGGATATCCGATTGATTTAATAGTTTGTACCGCTTGTCCTCGGACTGATTATCAGAGAATTGCTTTGCAGAAGAAGGAAGCTTTTGCTCGTGAGTTCTCAAATGATGTTCATGTTCTGCCTATGAGGGGTGGTAAGAATAAGTTTCTATTTGCAAAAGCTAAAGGTGATATTCTGATTGATGATTTTGAGAAGAATATTCTTCCCTGGAGAGAACATGTTGGTCCTGGGATCATCCACAAAAATGCAGATGATACAATGTCTGAGATTTCAAAATTAATTGTTGACAAATATTGGTGAGAAGGATATTATCGAAATGTCAAGTCAAATTGAACAACTAAACGAACGTCTGCAAGACCTTCTCAGGTACCAGATGAACTCAGAAATGTCAGATGATTTCTATTATTCTTCTGGCAAGAAAGCAAAGGATGATGCTGATATTCAGCTAGTCCGTAATAAAATAAAGGAACTGAAAGATAAAGTTGCATAACATTATTGTTGCTGTTGTCATGACAGCAACCCCAGCTTATGCTGGATCGTGTGGTGGCGCTTCGTGGTATGCTTTGCATTCAAGAACGGCATCTGGTGAAATGATGAATCCAAGAGCATTTACAACAGCTCATAGATCTCTCAAGTTTGGAACCAAACTAAGAGTAACCCATAAGGGAAGATCTGTTGTTGTAAAGGTTAATGATAGGGGACCTTTTGTCAGAGGAAGGATACTGGATCTATCAAAGGCTGCAGCTCATTCTATCGGAATGATAGGTACAGGTAAAGTTTGTTTTGAAATCGTCAAATGAAAAGGAAATATAGTATGAAAGTAGTGAAGATTCTTGGTATTGTTGCTGCAATGTTTGTTGCAACAAATGCGTATAGTGCAGAGTTTACACTTTGTACTGGTAAGGTTGGTGGTGTATACAACTACACAGGTAATACTCTTGCCTCTCAGGTGGATAAGAGTGTAGTTACAGTTAATGTTGTGGAGACACTGGGTTCTGGTGAAAACCTAGATGCATTGGCTTCTGGTGCTTGTGATGGTGCAATTGTGCAGTCAGATGCAATCTTTGTTTATAACAAGGAAAAGGGTGATCTACAGTATATGGATATGGGTCCTCTCTACACAGAGTTTGCTCATCTGATTTGTCGTCGAAACCTCAACATCACCAATCTATCTGATCTTACAGACAAGACAAAGATTATGATTGGTAAGGATGGCTCTGGTTCCAATATCACATTCCGAGGTCTGGTTTATGCCGATAAGGAAGATGGTGGTGATGCTTATTCCAAGATTCCAGTTCTCAATCAGGGTGGTGATGTAGCCTCTCTAGTCCTTCTCAAGGGTGGTAACCAGGGTCTTGCATGTATGTTTGCAGTATCTGCACCAGGTGGTAAGTTTATTGGAGTTGATGCAGAGAAATTTGCTGGAGATTTGGTTGTGACACCATTGTATGATAAGGATTTCAACGATGTTGAAATTACTGACAGTAACGGTGTGAAGTCTTCGGTATGGACACCGGTTGTTCTTGAAGGTGGACGTTATAATAAGATTATGCCATCTGGTGTATTCTCGAACAAGTCCGTCGATACTGTTGGTGTTAATGCACGACTGATTATCTCTCCAAAGTATGTAGAAGAACATCCTGATGCATTTGGTGAAATTGGTGTCAAGTTGATTGATACATTGAAGATTGTACAGGCAGACAAGCAGGTTCAACTTCTGATCAAGTAAGATCAAACAATCTTTCTAAAAGGGGCTTCGGCCCCTTTTTTTGTGTTGACAATGTGAATTAATTTATATATAACAGACTCACCAACAACGGAGAACACATCAATGACAAGTACTCGTTTTGAAACAATGGAACTCGCAACTGCTGCTGCGATCGAATTGACAAACTCTACTGGTGCAGAACATATTGCATATAAGACATCATATGCATGTGATCCATTTGTTGCTGGTCGTCTGCCACAGATTGGTGACAAGGTATCGATGGGCTTCAATGGGGATTACTATCCAGAAGGTGAAATTGTTAAGATTCACAAGAACCATAAACGAGTAATTACATCTACAGGTCGTGAATTCACTCGTGTTGGTGATATGCGTTGGAAGCAGGGTGGCAAGAATGGAGCCTTCTCAATGATTGAAGGCCACATTAGCAAAATGAATCCACATTTCTAAGATTGGTGAGAGTTTATCTCACCCTTCTCAAAATCTGGGAGATGGTAACAGGTTGAAAGCTGTTGATTGTTCTGAATACAATTGTAACGGAGTAGTTGTTCTGGTCATAATTGGCTTTAACAACTACTCCTTCCAGTATCGCACGTCTCTCATTATTCTGAATTGTTTCTTCAATTCTCTTCTGAACCTCATACTCAGTTGTGGGACTAAGATTCTCAAATAGTTCTGAGGGAATACCAGCTCCAAGACGAGGCTGTCTATATCTTTCATATGGAGCTGTGAATATGAGATTCATAATAGAATCTTTGACAGCTTCTTCATTGTTATTGACCATAACATCCCTTTTAACAGGATGTGCAGCAAATGTTTTCTTGAAGTCTCTGTAAATGATTTGATCAGCCATTAAGCTAGTCCTTTTATAACACTGAGGAATTGAGGATTGTTGGATTGCATATAGTTGGCGACGTGATTAGCTAACTGCCATCCTTCTTGGAATGAAGATGATGAGAATGGGCTTGAAGATGTTCCAGCATGAATCGTTGATAGAGCTATCTGTAGTGGAATTGCCACATCTGCACTATTAACAGAGAATGTTTCTGTTGATGTTGCACCTGTTAAAGCAGAAAGTTGAGCAACAGCATTGATAATAGCTGTCTCTTTGTACGATCCCGATGTGATGGAAGAACTACCAAATAACATCTTTGAAGCGAATTCTGTTAGGTTCATCACCGTAGATCCCAGAGAACCAAAGTTCATCATACCAAATGATGTGCTACCTGCTCCATTAGATGGTTTGGGGAATACAGCAATCTTTTTGGGGAATACTTCATCAACATCAACATGAGAAAGAGATGTTGCCGATTCACCAAATAGGGTCTGACCAGTATATGATGGGGAAGCCTTCATTGGATTCTTGGCAATTACTGTCATTGGTATTCTCTTACCATCTAACAGCTCAGACATAAAGTGTCCCAACGCATTTTCTGCTGACGACATTGAGGTTAATATTGCAGATGAACTACCAAAACCACCAATCAATGAAGAAAGGTTACTCAATATAGAACTGATATCATCACCACCCTGACCAGCTGATGTAGAAGCATTTGCATATCTTGAATACAATCGAATGATTGAATCCAATGCATTTGCCATGAAAGCAATCTTATATAGAGTAGGGATGGCCAAGATCTCAAACGGTTGTCTGATAATGTTTGGGTTTAATAATTCTGTGATCTCCACAACAGAAGCAATCTTTGTCATATCAGTTATGTTATCAATACAGCATAAAATAACAAGGAAGTCGACGATTATCTGATATGGAACAGAACCATAAGAAGCAATTGAACTAGCAAGAGATTGTATTTGATTGTATTCGCCAGTTGTCAGATAGAATTGATCATCTGTTGACTCTCTGCTACTAACCAAAGACATAACCAAACTATTGGCAAAACCTATATATGTTGCAGCAGTCTGCACTCCTGTCTTGAATCCATCAAAGTTATGAGATGAAAGAGACATATCACCAAAGAATTGTGGTTTTCTGTACATCCCTCTCTGCACCTGAGCAAGATTATCATCATCAAGGGTTATCTTATCTCCCTCAAATTTATTTGAGCCTCTGGATTTGATCTGTTCAGCCATTATCTTGTTCCATTCTTTATCAGATAACCAACATCGATACCATCTGTATTGATTATGCACTTACTATCTGCACATGTCATTGTCTTAGGATTGATACCCTGACCCTTTGTTGCTCTCAGGTGCACGTGACTTCTGCCACTTGTATTCTTTTCGAGGAACACCTGATCAACAGGGAGATTGTCTCTTGCCCATCTT